TGAATCGCTATCTAAAGTTGCAACGTTGTCTGGAATCCAGCCAGTCCAATTAGGAAATGTTTTTTTTAAAGCGCCTGCAGCATTATCATCAGTCTGATTGAACTCTGTAACGTAGTCCACAAACGCGCCTGTACCCGCTGCAAAGGCTGTTTGACCTAACTTTCTTACCAATGGATCACTTAGGAATTTGCTGCCTCTAGAGGCTTTTTCAAGTGCACCTACACCACCACTAATGATGCCTACGTTAGGCATGACAATAGACGATAGTTCTCGTACTGTTTGTACAACCTGATTTTCATACTCAGGAATCTTTGGTAAACCTTGTCCAGGCATTGCATCTTCTGGATCTACCAGAAAGTTGGCTGTATCTACTACAGCGTCAGCCAAACCTGCAGGCAGAGCTGTTGCCATTTCAGCTGCAAGTCTTGGGTCTTGTACAAAACCTTCTAATTCACCGCCAGCACCGCCACTCATTTGAAGACGGTTCCACTCGTTACGGCTCATTCCGTATTGTTTGTAGAAGGAGTAATCCTTAGTTGGATCAAATGGTCCAATTAAAGCTGCTGTTTCTGCTTGATTTGTTACTTCTTCTTCAACAGCTGGTGCAGCATCCGTAGTTGCTGTTGGTGCTGTTGGTGCTGTTATCTCGGCTGCTTGTCCTGCAGAGGTTAAATCAGCTTCAATCTGCGCTTGTTCTTCAAGCAATTGTTGCTCCTGTTCCTCTGACAGTTGGAACGTATCCCCCTGCAGCATTTCTTCTTCATTCATTAGTTGTTATGTAAGGTTTACTTAAGCCCATACCTTTTCATTGCTGCCTCTCTATGTGGAGCCATTCTTCCTACACCGCTGATTGCTGTTGTACCGTTTGAATCTGGAGCGTATCTATTACCCTTAGGATTGCCTGTAAGCACAGCTGTGTATAGATCTTCTAACGAAGCACCTTGTGTATCCATGCCTACTCCACCGAACCTGTCCTTAAAGAACTGAGCTACAGCTGTAAGTTGATTACGGAAACTCATTCCAGGCACAATTCCATACTTCCTTTGTTCTGAAGGTCCGAATTGAATTAAACCTCTGTAGCGGTTTCCTTCACCACCGATCTGATCAGGGCTGTATGTTCCCCCTGTTTCAAAACCAATGATAGTTGCAAGATCAATTGGGTTAATACCTAAGTCACCTGATATTTCTACCAATGCATTTGTATCGTCTGGTGCAGCTGTTCCTGCTCCTGTTTGTGCAAAGGATCCACGTCTTGGTGAATTATCAGCACCTTCACTCCAGGCAAATCTACGTTCCTGTACTCTGTCAAAGACAGCATATCTATCTAAGATTTTAGGTATACTTTCATTGATGCTTTCTCTAGTTTGTGATGTAGTGTCTAGTGGTTCTAGACCAAATTTCTTTGCGATTTTGTTATGCACTTGTTCCGCAGTCAATCCATTGTTCATTGTAGCTGCAATTAATTCTGCAACTGGATTAACTTGTCCCTGATTTTGTTGTTGAAATTCGATAAATTTCTCCTTATTTAATGCTTTGTATACTGGGTTCCACTTCTTAGTTCGAACCGCACTATTTATATTGTCTTGAAGAGTTCTTCTCTTTAGCTCATCATCTGATATGCCTTTAAAGCTTTCGATAAATGGTGTGTATTGAGCAGTATCATTATCAATATTTTTTGGATCTTTAATAAACTCAGATATTTTGCGTTCAATTGTTTTTGATGCAACCTCTGCAGCTTTATCAAAGTCTGGTTCCAAACCTGCATTTGCCATTCTGGCCATTTCTGCTTGTGTTTCTTTTCTGAAATCATCAGTAAACTGATTAGCCATAAATGAAACACTTGCTGACTTTTCCATACGCCTTCCTTTAATCACAGTGGCGTTGGCCAGCATTTGATTAAAGGTTTGTTTGTAACCTTTTACTTTTGGATCAGTCTTAATTTTGCTACCAGCAATTGCGTAGCTTTCGTATTTGGTAAATAGGTCGGTTGGCAGGTCTAGAGAACGCATTGTTTCTAGGTTCCAATTGCCATCTGCCCTAAGTTGTTGGATATACGCCTCTAATGCTGTCCGTTCCTTTGCACCTATCGTATCCTTTCTTACACGTTCTAACGCTGTAAGTTTTGAAGGATCAATACCAGTACTAACTGCCCAAGCTTTGATTGCTTCAAACTCCTCTGTACTAATTACTCCATCATCATCAACACCAGCAGCGTTAGCCCTTATAAGGATTTCATTGTTAGTATCTTCGATTGCATTTGCTTGTCGTTGGCGTTGCTGTTGAGCGTTGTATTTATACTTTGCATTAATGGTTTGTACTAATCCAGCTACTTCTGTTGTGCCACCAAATGCTTCAACAAAACTTTTGTCGCCACCTTCATAGTTAATTAGTTTTGTCTTCAGTATGGATTCAACTTCTGTTGCTGATAGTGCTCCAGACTGCAGACTATTATTTAACCAATTAACAAGTGACTTTCTTGAGTTAGGATTCTTTTCCAACATCGACATTAGGCCGTTTGCACCGCCTGCACCCCTATAGGTGTTGTCAAATGCTTGTCCCAGCTTTACTTCAACATTAGATAGATTTTCTTGCCCCTCTTGTTGAGTTGCTTCTATAATCTTTCTATTTAAGGCACTTCTTAGTTTGCCATTAACAGTAGTCTCTAGAAACTCAGGACTCCATTGCCTACCAGATCCATCACCTAAGCCCCCTGCATATGTGGCAAACAGGTTACTATAAATAGTTTTTAGTTCTGTACCTGTCGCTGTGGGATTAGCTGCTTTTGCTTCTACCAAAGCTAACTCAAAACCTTCTACAGAGTTTCTTGCTACAGCTTTATTATCAACCCAGGCAAGTGATCCACTATCTTTGTATACCTTTTGGAAGATAGCATTAATATCCTCATCTGATGTACCACTAGCTTTTAGATCAAGAATTGCCTGACTCTGCATAAACGCAGATAATGTTAGGTTATCGTCCAGTGCTTGGATGTCACGGATCTTGTTTATATCTAAACCTGTTTTGGCAACTAAAGCACTATAGGCTTGACGGCGTTTGTTAATGCCATCATTAATTACGTCGGAACTAAGTTTAAATGCAGTTTTAGAGAAATTCTCTAAACCTTTCAGACCTTCTAATCGCTGTTTAGATTTTGTTTCCTCGTTAGCAATTTGTGTTTCGTAGTCAAGAGCCATCGACTCCCTCAGCCTTTCACGGCTATCGGTCTCAGTTTCAAAGTTCATTTCACGAACTCTTTGCTCTTCCCCCTGCGCAAATTGCTGAGCTCTTAAGTAAAGCTCTTGTTGGCTCTCCAAGAAAGATTGATTCTCTCTCATTGCCTGAGACGTGTCATTCATCGTGTTGATGATGTCACGCTGCTTCTTATCGTTAGTTTTTAACTGCCCAGCACCGAAGCTACCGGGCTGCGCCATTGTTCTGTATTTAGACATAATTTATAAAGAGCCTAAGAATGAACCCCAAAAACTTCCACCGGCTGCCGCGCTAGCTCCGCCTGTTGCTACCGCACTTGCTACATTCACGACATCACCTGCCAGTGCCAGCCATGGGTTAGTAGTTTGTGCTACTACTTCTCCTGGTTTTGGTGGCTTTTTAGGCTTAAGAATGTCTTGGTATTCAGGTCTTGGTAGTGCAAGTGGTTTTGGAATAGGTGGCAATGCAGTTGGCTTTGTCATGATGTTTGCCATTGCATTCATATCAGCTTGTACCTGATCTTGTAGGAACTTAGTTCTTACTGCTTTATCGTTAAAGATAATGTTCTCTTCGGTTGCCTGAATCATTGCTCGATCAAGGAATAGTTGTTCACGTAACTTGGTTACATCTAAATCCATACCTTGTTCATTAAATAACATCTGCTGTACGATGTCTGATTGCCTAGCTCCTGATTCAGCCATTAAGCCAATGACAGCCTTTGTTGAAGACCGTCCTAAGCTTCCTCTGGACTGTTGTGTGCCTTTTGCTTTTAGTGCCGCTACACGTTGTTGCTGTACGTTGCTAGCACCTTGTGCACGTTCTGATTTACGTTTGAGGCTTAGCCCCATTGTGGCCATACCAAAGTCTTGTAATGTTTGTTTTTCATCAAACATCAATCCAGTCAGCTGTTCAGTTAAAGCACGGTCTTGCTGAGTGTTTGCTGTCTTTGTAGCCATGGCATTAAAAGATACTTGTTCAGCTGCCTGGCTTATAGAAGCTGACCATGCATTGAACTTTTCAGTCTCTTGATAATTCCGCATTGCCATTGCGGAGTCATATTGCTGAATAGACAGAGCCTCTTGAAACTGAGTATTTCTCTCATTGTTTCGTTTGGTTATTTCTAGGCCTTCTTTTTTAAACTTATAGACACGTTTGGCTTCATCGTTATTGAAGTCCCACATGTCTTCGTTGTATTCATTCTGATTCTCTGCCTGTTTTTCTCTCTGCCTATTTTGTTCGTTTGCTTGGAACCATCCAAAAATCATACTTATGCTCTCTTATAGAATCGTGGTGTGTAGTTGCCTTCCCACATCATTGCGTTTAATGCAACTGGAAATGGTGTGTTGTTAAACAGCCTCAGTTTGAAATTTTCTGTACGTTGATGTACAGGTATTGTAAATATAGTTTCATTCTGAAGTGGTACGTCATTTGCCAAGTATTCGTTAGCTTCAATTACCGGTTGTGTGCTAAACCATTCATCTATGTATAGGAGAATAGTTGAGTCTGTTTCAGGTGCAGAATCAAATTCAATGTTTGTGTCATCGGTAAAACTAAATGCATCTGTCACGATTCCATTTATCTTCACCTTCACATCTGACCTGTCACTATAGTTTAGGTCTTTCTTGTTGAAATTAAATGTAGTAGTACTACCGTCACCAGTATATGAAATACTATAAGGCTGTCTTCCTTTTTGAGTTACTTTGAAACTCATAACACCAGACAATCCTACCGAGAATTTCATGCGTGCAATTGTTAGGTTCGCTGTAAAATCTGTATCTAGATCTCGCCTAAAGTAAGTTGTTGGCAGGTGTATATCAAAGTTATATTTAAAACCTACTACAACGTCATCAGCAACGCTTGTAAGGTCTTTACCTTGAACGATGAAGTGAGCTCCAGTGTCATCTGATCCTCGGCTTGGTGTGACAGTAAATCCTGATTCAACGAAGCTACCAGTACTTGTATTACCTGCAATCACCAGCACTGGTGTCAGTTCACTTACGTCGTTATAAGGTAAGTAGCACTTTGATTCTTTTGTAGTTGAATCATATACCACACTATCTGCTGTTGCATATAGGTCAATACATGGATTCACTTTTTGTCCAGCATTATTGACAATAATGGATTGTTCAGGGCTTTGGCTTAATGCAGCTTTGCTCAGTGTAAATTGACCTGCCTGCTTAGTTACTGCATACATGTCATCAGATTCAATCGTGATGAACTGCGTTGTTCCTGGCATACTCCAATTAACCCAAGCCTGCATTAAGTTCTTTTCACCGTTGTTGTAATAACGGAATATGTATACCTGCTTAGAATCCTGAGCTGCCATTGCAATCATTGAATTCTGTGGACTAGAAATCAGTTGATCAATACCTGGCGCAATCCACTCTTTTACGACACGAGATAAATCAAGGACTTGTGGATTCTCTTGCTGACCACGAGTAATCAAACTAAAGCATCTTGTATATCCAGGTGTCTTACTGATGAAGTTGATTTGTGTTCCAACGTCTACGGGGTCAACCTTACTGTCCATTTCATAGTTTGAAATGGTCCTAATGGTTGCTAATGCTGGAGTCAATACACCACTATCTGAATACAAAACAAACTGCTGGTTTTGTGAAAATAGAATAATACCTTGTGCAGTTGGTAGCACTGCATGTAGAGATGTTGATTTAACTGATGAACAGCTAATATCAATTGGGTCATCGTCTACAACAGTTTGCGCTGTTGTAAAGTAAAAATTAAAGAATGAACCACTTCGGCTCATCGCTACATTATCTTTTGATAAGAAGCCAAGTCTATTGTTATGGAAGAAACCTCCAGAGATTTTTTCATTTACAAAGCTAGGGTGACTATTGCTGTCATTGTCGCCAACTGTCCTCTCATCGTATGTAATTTTTTTAAACGTGAAGGTGTCAGTTGCTGTATTAATTAATTCATGAGGAAGAGTTGTATTATCTAGTCCTGCCGAAACATCGCTAATTGTGCCGTCTTCATTTTCTTGGTACGGTGCTCTTGTCTCTTCCCAATAACCGCGACCACTTGTTCCATTATCTGCTTTAAATTCAGCGTAATAGTCATCAGCAAATGTATCAGTGTTGAGTATCCTTACTGTGTGTCCGTCAAACGATTCAGCTGGTAGTACGCCTACGTTTGCTACTTCATCTTGAAATGCTTCCAAGAATACGTTTGTCAAACCACCTTTTGCTTCAAGTGTAAAAGCGGTAGCTGTTCCTGATACCACACGTTGGATTCGTAGACTTGTTTTACCTACTTTTGAGACTGTCCAGGTTCCTGTAAAGTCAGCATCATTTGCAGTTTGTCGTGCAGTAATCCTGTCTTCAATTGCTTCCTTTAAGTTGTGCCCACTTTTATCTGTCAGAATATCATCAAATGATGATTCGTTTATGTCAGATATTACATCAATTACTTCTCCTTGTAACGTAACTGTATACAAAGTTTCTGGAATAGCTCCAATTAAATTTAGTGTGCCTTGTGCATTAGGGGTTCCAGCTACTGCGGTTATCTCTGCTACATCTACGTTTGTATTAATTACAATTGTTGTATCTTGTACAGTGAGTAATTTAAAATTATCTTTAGTTGGTGATGAAAGTGATAGGTAGTCCTGAGCCCCCGTTTCATAGGTGATAGTACAAGCATCTCCTGTATCCACATTCCAGATGTATAGGTCTCCGCCTTCAATACATCCAACGTATTTTTCTGTACTTTCTCTGCTGATATAAAACCACTTTGCATCATCTAAGGTTGTCCCTAAATTTGCAATGTGCCTAAAGCCTGGCCTTTTGGTTAATCCATAGGTTGCATCAGGGAATGCGTTATAGCACTCACGGACCTGACCGGCCATCATCTTGTCATCTGATTGTCTAGATACTCCGCCTAGGTAGCTTGAGATCCGTTGAGTAACTGCTGGCATTTATCGATAAAGTGCGTTGTAAGGTTGATAGCTGGTGTAAGTATTTGTTTCTCCAGGGTGTCCAAAGAATGTGTAATCACCTTGGTTGCATTCATATTCCATTGCCATGGCTCTAGAAAACGCTTCTTTCTGTTGAAGCATTTGATACTGATTTGTATCTCCAACAATTCTGCTGGATACTGTTGAAGCCGCTCTGTTTACAATGAAGTCTGCAATTGGTTTCGGGATGTCTACCCAATCAAATAGCCATGTGATGTCACATAGTACTGGTTTCGTAAATGTATAAGTATGGTTTGCCTTGTCATATAGCTTGCCATTTCTACGAACAACATCCTTTGTTGAATTGTTAGCGTTTTTTGTTAGATCTAATTGCAGGATGTTATTGGCAATTAGTATTTCATCATTGTTGTCAGGAGACATTTCATAATGTCCTTCCTTATTGAATGTCCATCCTTCCGCCTGTACTTCCCGAGAGACTTCTAACAAAGTCTGGTAAGCAATCGCAACGTCCGGGTTGGTTTGATCGAGAGTAGTCACAGGCGCTTGACCACATGACTGTAGAATTTGATTTACAGCTGGAAGCTCTAACTGAGCATTAGTGGTTGGATAAGCCATATATTTTTTTAAGGTAAAAAAAAGGGCCTCCGAAGAGACCCCAATAAAGTATTTAAATCAGAATGCAGCAGGTTTGGTGGCAGTACCAGCAAACAGTTCAACTGCAGCAGCAGGGTTCAGATAATCTGCTCCCATAGCCAAGCGGCCCAAAATAACATCGCCCTGATAAATCACGGAGACATCACCACTGGTGACTTGGACTTGAGGACCGATTGCTTCAACACATGCGGCTGCTTCCTTTTGGAAGATCAGACCACAGCTGTTAGCGAATTCAGTTTCCTCACCGTACTCATTGTTGATACCAGTAACGTCGGCAGCGGCATCTTCAAGAGCTTCAGCCACGAAGTCACCAGTGTTACCAGGATCGGCTACACCAGGGTTCGTAGCAGAACCAGTTCCAAACTTAGTTCCGTACTGTGAGAAGAACGGAATGTTCATGGACTTGTAGATATGAATACCAGCAATTTCAATGACGCCTTGGCCACCCTGTAAGGCAGTACCTTGAGCATCACGGTTTACCAGGCCGTTAGAACCAACAGCTTGGATCAATTCATAATATTGTCTGGGGTTGAGAACGCCGCATCGTCCGTCGCTACTGATACCCTTCTCGTCCATTGCAGCTGCAGCGTCATAGAACGCAGATACCAGAGCGCTGGAAGAGTAAGCATCAGATGCATTAGTAGTAGTACCGACACGGATCTGTGTACCACCGGGTTCAACGAAGTTAGTTGCACTTACTGGGGATGCTGCACGAGCACCACGAGTAATTGCACGGAAGATCAAACGGTCGTATTTTTGAGCAAGAGCGTAGCCGATTTTACGACTAATTTCTGAGCGAAGATCGTAATGAGAAAGAGTCTCATCAAGGTCATATACGAAGGCTGAACTAATAAGAAGGTCGTCAACTGTGACGGTCTTCTCTGCCACGGGAGGCGCACCGTCGGAGTTACCGAGGATTGCATTTCCGGGGGTGTGATACTCAGCCGTGG